GGTTGTCTATCTTGTGGTGATGTTTCAACTGAAATAAATGGATCTAAGAAATTATCATCAAATGTTCCATTGTCAATTCTTATTTTATCTGAAACCATTCCTGAACCTACTGTGTCAGGTGTAATTAGGTGGTGAGTTTCTTCTAAAGAAACATAAGTACCTGGGTTGAATTTGAAGAAAGTCTGATTGAAACTAGAAGAAACCAAAGTTAAATTAGGTGCTTTATTGCTAGCACTAAGATGTAACTCAGCTCCAGAAGAATCTCCAGGGGTATCGAAATCAGATCCTAATGGTACCCTTACTACTAGCTTTTCAAAACTTGAGCTTACGGAATTACCATTATAATTGAAAGGTGATAATGATTGAGTCACAATAGTACTTTCTGTAAGGAGTTCATCCCAAAATCTAAATTCTTGAAATGAACCAGTTACTGTATGGGTGGAAGAACCATTTGCTCCAAAATCTAAACCTGAATGACCTGGTTGGACGTATATTTGGCTGCCTGTGGTATCTATGTCTGTAAAATACTCAGGAGCATTTAAACTACAAGTAGCTACATAAGTATTTTTATTAAAAGTAGTGCTTGTGGCATATGCTTTTATATTATTACTTGATCCACTATCTAAAGTTAAAGTAATATTCCAAACATCACCATTAAAAAATGGCACTAATTGACTTGCGACTACTTTATTTTGGGTTATGTCGTTCTCAGTACTACTACCTGTTATTAATATTAAATGGGCAAAAGATCCACTTTCTAATTTAGATGTATCAATACTTTGTGATATTAATACCCCTAAATCTGGAAGAGTAGTTGAAGATTGGGCGGCAAAAGTAAATATAGGTTGTAATTGATCTTTATTATTAGAATCAGGTAAATATCTTATTTGTAAAGATGTGGGGGAATTCTCATCCGATTTTAAAAAGTTGTTAGGTGATCTCATGAATGGCCCAATAATTCTAAATAATCCCTCAAAGGCACCGGAACTCCCATTACCTATCCTATTAACCATTCTACTTTCCTTTTGGTAAGAGAAAGTTCTAAATCCAGTTTTGTCCTGTGATGGTCCTCCATATTCTTTAACATGAAGTACCGACTCTGGAATACCATATGTAGCAATTAGGGCTTTTAATCCACGCTCAGTTCCTTTTGTTTTTAGAAGATATGGTGCATTATGGTATAAACGCTTCCATATTTCTTTTGTTATGTCACCTTTAGGAATTGACCCTGCGTTAGACGCAGATACCATAGTAGAACCATCAGTGGTTTCATATTGAAAACTTCCTTGGCCATCATCTCCTAAAAAGTATTCATATATTGATGAATTTTCAAATTGACTATATGCTCTAATACCTCTTTCAGTCAAGGCATTAAATACTAATTCTTTTGAAATACCATCATTTAGTCCACTATGTGCTTGATATTTGTCAGTTATACTATCTATATAAGCCCAAATACCATCAAAATGTTGTGCTATCATTTCAGTGAATAACACATATGCTTCATTTTGGGTATTATCTCTTATATCGGGTGGGATGGTTTTTCCTATATAATATGGATTGCAATCATCATATTTACTTGCACTTAACATTTGTCCCCCATAATAATCATCTTCATACGAATCAATAGGTGCACCAAACCAGGATACAGCAGCTGCTGAATCTACTTTGGCATTAGTATAGGGTTTTCCTTCAGTAGTTTTTGGCCAAGCATAATTTCCACTTTCAAAATAAAGATATCTTTCATAATAATCTAATCCCTGAATTAGCTTATCAGTTTTATCATTGTATATTATTTTGTTTTGTACTAAAGGATTAGATGAAGTAACTGAACCCGTTATATTAGTTAGTATGGCTAAAGAACTTGAATATTCTTCTATAAGTTGTAATTTATATTTGAAGTTTTTAAGCCTTTCAGTTGCAGAACTATAATGAATAAAATTCTCAAAAGTATACCCCGATAGAGTGTCTGGATTATCAAATTCTAAATCAACAGAAATACTACCACTTAAATAATTTTGAATATTATTAAAACTTGAAGTAACTGCTCCATTATTTAAAATATCATCGTATGTTCTAAATTTAGAGGGGACTGTAAAATTATTTGTATAATCTATATTAAAATTAGGACCATTAAGTGAAATTCCTGTGTTCTTTAATGGTGGTGCTCCTAAATCAATAGTTGTTTCTAGAGGGTTGATTATTTCTTCATATACTCTGAAGGAACTCTTTATACCTAATCTTGGGGGAAGAGGGTCATATAATTTTATTAAACCTGAATTATCATCTAATTGGGCGTTAACAACCATGGCAGTCTTTCCTCTGCCAAAATTTATATTTAAATCCTTAACAAAAGAAGAAGCATTAAGAATTCCAACTAATTCATTTACTTTTCCAATAAGGCTATCCTCACTAAGGGTATTAGAACTAAATCTAATTTCTGTTCTTGAGGGTGATACTTCAGATATAAAAAACTGTTTGCGATTTCCTTTAGTTAAGGCATTTCTTTGAAATGAAAATGATAATTTATATTGACCACTTGTAAACCCATAATCCCTTAAAACTTGCTCATAATTGATATCAATGGAATCAACTAAATTATCCGTAGGGTTTATATAAGGGGTGTAATCAGTGAATTTTTCATCACTAAGTACAACATTTCCCTGTGGATCAGATATAGTTAATTCAATAGAGTCATTGTCTCTTCCAAATCTCCTTAATAATAATTTTGTGGGGATTTGATCTAGATCACTTTGACTTATTGTTTCTATAGATTTTGTATTTACTATCATTTTATGATGTCATATCTTCGTAAGTCTGTTTTGTGAAATCTTTTATATAATCTAGTAGGAGGACTATATCACGTGTTTCACCCCCTGATGATCTTCTGTCTGTGTCTGCCTTCCATTCACTATATGTTCTAATTTCTTGGTATTGGCGAATATTAGAATCTCCCCCCCTGTCATATGCATCATTAATATCTCTGTTTAGGCCTCTTTGATTTCCTTCTTCAAATGGGTTATTACCATTAGGGAGTTGTTCATTATCTTCCGCATATTGTGCTGTCTTTTTAAGACCATCCGGAAATAATAAGCGAGTAGAATCATTACTCCAGTATATATTAGGGTCACTAGGATTGCCTATTTCTAATAAGAGGGATGTGTTTTCTGCCTGTTCCTCAAGATCTTCTCCTATGCTACTTGCCTCAAATGCAGATTCTATTATATCTTCTTTGTTGGCACCAATAATATGGCGGTTTATTCTATTGTTTAAGGCTTCTACTTGCCCTTCTAAATCTTTTATTTGTTCATCCTTAGGATCTTTAAAATCATTAAAATAATCCATACTTTCTCTAATAAGGGTATCATGAGAAGTAATGCCTTCTTTAGGTATATCAAAGAATATTTTACTGTATTGTTTGAAAAAACCCTGTATATCTATTTTTTCCTTTTTGGGCTTTAATTCACTTATAGAAACATCCACTTTTTTTCTAAAGGCATCTTGACTATAAATAGTTTTTTGAAATTTAATATCTCCTAAAACCGGAGAGGGTGTTGGTTCAACCTCTTCTACAAATGGCTTAGCCATAGAAGGTTTTCCTCTGGTTAGTTTATTACCTCCTCTATTACTTGAAGCAGGAGAAGGGGGTGGTGTTGGATTATATGCCATGATTATGTTTTAACTACTTTAAAGTAATAATCGTTATCATAAACTTCAATCCCATCATTATTTTCATGTTTAAATAAAAATTTATAATATCTTTCTTCTTGAAGACCTTGCATATATAATTTGAAATACATTCCTTCTGAATCCGCACTTAATTTAGATTCTTCACCAAATGGTATTAGTGTTTCTTCAGTAGCATAATCTACTAATGAATAATAAGATTTACTTGTAAAATATTTAATGTCTAAATAATTAGAAGAAGTAACAAATTTTCTTGTAGGATATAATTCTCTAACATTTAACCTAAATTTAGGTTCTTCCATAGTTTTATATGAGCCCTTATTATTTCTTAAGGTTGTAAATATTCCACCGGTTTTAAGAATCTTAGCGCTAGTTGCAGAATCTGTGTCATATGATGAATCATCCCAAGATATATCTAAATATGGTGGGAATATTGTGTGGGTATCCATAGAGAAAAAATTTAATTCTCCTTCATCTATTGCTGTGAATTCTTGTGAGTCCGACCTTTTAATTAAGAACCCATTATTTACTATTCCATTAGGGTAGGTATCGGAATATAAACTATTACTTACGTGTTTTAAAGTGGGGGTTGTTAGATCAAATGATAAATCTAATTCATCATTATAACTGTAAGTTTTAGTTACTTCAAAACCTGATCCTGTGTACCATGTTCCCCCACCGGGAGATGCTGCTATCCAACTAGAAGTAACTCCTGTGGTCATAGCGGCGGATGCTGTGGTCCATTTAGTCCCTAAATCATCATTTGAAATAGCATCTGGGCTTCCATCTCTATATAACCACGAACCCCCATCAGAAATGGTTGGAATGATAGCATATCTACCTGTTCCATTATTCCAACTACCAGATAAGGAGAAAACTTCTAAATTTTGGTCTATACTTAATTCTGTATGTTCTGTTTGGTAAAAATTTAAACTAGCTGAAAAGAGCCCACTGACTTTATCATTTAAAACATCATTTATTTCAGATTGTTTAAATTGGATTAAAATCCTACTAGGGTAATAATTTAAATCAGTAGATGATGGTTCGTCCCTTAAAGTTAAAATCTCATCCATACCCGTGTTAAGGATTTCCCTAGAAGTGTGGGAATAAATAGTAGTATCTTTTTCGGGAAATATAAAATAATGTGCCATAATGTTAATTTGTTATTCTACCAATTATATCTGTGTTAGGATATTTTAATTCAAAAATACTAGGATCTAATGAGGGGTATATAGTATTATTTCGAGTAGCTGCTTCAAAATTATATTTAAATTTTGAATATCCTGAATTTTCACCAAATAAATTAGTAAATACTGTTTTGTTTACTGTTTGGACTCCATTTATATTATATAGTAAACCTGTTATATCGCCTGTATTTAATGGTTGGTTTATTTGCCAATTGTTTATGTTAAAAAATGACTTTAAACTATTAATACAAGATAGAAGGACTAGATCATTTGAAAATCCACTTTTAACAGTAATATCAAATTCAATTTTAAAGTTAATTACTGATGCTTCTTTAATATTAATAGCATCCGTTAACATTCTATATTGTTCTAAATAAGTTGATAAATTGATCTTAGCAGCATGGGAAAGATTTGCTAGTTTTTTATTGTAATCATACCCCAAAGTATATAGATTTAAAGCATTAGGGTTAGATATTCTTTTACTAGTATCAAGAGATATTTGTGTATCTTGGACTATATAAGCTTTAGCTACTTTACCAAATTGTGGGGGCATTGATAATGCTCTAAAGATATAATCTTCTTTAGTTACAGTTCTTTTTTGAGCAGAAAAGTTGGCTATAGCATTTAATCTTATATCTTGGGCTGAATCTCCAGGACCCCCACCAGTAGCTGGTTTTGGGTTATTACAAGCTATTGAATCAATAGCAGTTTGAAAAACTGTATTATCTGTTCCTCCTTTAGTAGGGACAATAGTTAATGATCCTACCCTATTTATAACATTAGTATTAGCATTAGCATTTATACCACCACCAGTTAAATATTTTACGGTTAAAGTTGTATTAGAAGGAACTTCGCCATATGCTTTAGTAAATAAGAAATTTGAAGGATCATAAGCCATATCTAATAAGGATCTACCATCTTTAATCCCTAACCCTATATTATCTGGGTTTGGGATAATAGTTGTATCATCACCACTAGTAGCTCCAGCACCAAATTGGATCTCCATTTTTTTATCCGATCTAAATCTTGTAACAAATCTTTTAGCTACTTTTTTAGTTCTTAATAAAAAGGGAACTTGATTCTGATATTGTTTTAAATCTGGGTCATTTACTTCAGTATTTGGTACTTCTTCAAATATTGTTTCTTGGGCTAAATAAGGGACTTCAGTATATTCATTTCCCTCCGTATCTGTTATTGATTGGATTCCTATTATTTTCGAATCATCTAGTGATAGGGTTTTAAATCTTTCAGCTGCTCCAATTGCAAAAGTAGTGGTTTCTATTTCAGCACTAAGGGCTTTAACTTTTTTCTTTAAAAGGAAATAATCTGGTTGGGTACCA